GGCCCTGAAAACGAAGTGACCCTGAACGATATGTGGGCGACCCATCAGCAATCTAATCAAAGGAAGCGACTATGAGCGGCGTTTCGTATCCGTACCGATATCAATATGAGCACGTTGCAGCCTCGCAGACCGCGCAAGTGCTCGGCACAGCGGGCGCAAAGGGCGACTACATCCACAGGCTGATTTGCACGGTCACCACAGCCGCCACGGGCAACGTTGTTCTCGTTGACGGCTCAGGCACAGGCATCCTGACGCATACGGTCTGTCCCGCAAGCCCCGGCTCAGGCATTGGCGTATATAACGTCGAGGTCAATGCTGTATCGGCTGATGGCGCGTGGAAAGTCACGACCGGCGCGGGTGTCGAGGTGATGGCTGTCGGGATATTCAGCGTGTGATTGCCTGCGTCCTAAAGTCTGGTGGCGACTACGAGCCGAAGCACGTTTACGCGCTTCAGGCTCAATGTGCCAAATTCCTACCCGGCGAGGATTTCGTCTGCCTCACCGACATGGATCTGGACTGCTCGACGATCCCGCTGGTCAACGATTGGCCTGGCTGGTGGTCAAAGGTCGAGCTATTTCGCCTGCCCAGCGCGTTGTACATGGATCTGGACACGATCCTTGTGGGTGACTGCCTTGAGATCCTTGACGCAGCCAAGGGCCACGATTTCGTCATTCTGCGCGATTTCTATCGGGGCAAGACGAACCCGAACGCTATGCAGTCGAGCCTCATGTACTGGTCGAAGCCGCACACCGAGCTTTACGACCAGTTCATTAACGGTGATCGATACTGTGACGGCGGGGATCAGATATACATCGAATGGGCGCTGCGTGATAAAAACGTCACTTATTGGCAAGACATCACGCAAGGCATCGTCTCGTTCAAGGCTGATGTGCTGACTGTCGGCCTGAAGCCCAATGACAAGATCGTGGCGTTTCACGGCAAACCTCGGCCTTGGGAGCAGACTCGGGTGGCGTATGCAATATCGTAGCGGCTGGGCTGTCCCAGAAAAAGACAGGCATTGCTTTTTTGCTGCGCTTGCAGAAGCGCCCGACCTCTATGCGTCCTTGGATCTGTGCAAAGGCTTCAGGACTGCTATTCAAGCTGGCGGCAACATCGGCATCTACCCTGCAGCATTGGCTCAACGTTTTGCGCTGGTCTACACGGTCGAGCCTGACGCGGCTAACTTTGCTGCGTTGCAGATCAACACATCGAATCAACAAAAGGTCATTGCTCGTCGGGCTGCGTTTGGTAAAGAACCCGGACGCGCAGCGATTGACCAGATCCAGCCCGACAACATCGGAGCGCACCAGATCCAGCCAGGTGACGAGTTTGAGGTCATCACGATTGATAGCTTGGGCGTGACGGACTGCGATCTGCTGCAATTGGACGTTGAAGGCTCAGAGCATGAGGCATTGCTCGGAGCGATTGCGACAATTGAGGCAAGCTGGCCCGTGATTACGCTAGAGCTTAAAACGCTCGGTGAGCGATACGGGTACACAGACGCTGACACGATCAACCTACTGGCTGGCATGGGCTACAGGATTGCTGACCGGGTCAACAGGGATGTGATATTCACAAAATGAGCGCAGCGTGGACACGCAAAGAAGGCAAGAACCCTGCGGGCGGACTCAACGCCAAGGGCCGAGCCAGTTACAAAGCCGAGACCGGCGGTACGCTAAAGGCTCCCGTGAAGGCTGGCGATAACCCGCGCCGAGCTTCGTTTCTGGCAAGGATGGGCAATATGCCGGGTCCGATGCAGAAGCCGAATGGCGATCCGACCCGTTTAGCGTTGGCGCTCAGGGCGTGGGGCGCAAGCAGCAAAGAAGACGCAAAGAGCAAAGCCGCAGCCATTTCTAGCAGGAATAAATAATGGCTGATGCTGACCGCCTCGTTGCAGCGTTGCGTTACCAGCAAGAACTGGAGGACGCAAGCCGTCCTGCGACCGTTAATCCGTTGATGGCGCGAAAAGCTGAAGCAATTAAACAAAACGCACCAGCAGAAAATATGCTGACGCAATACGCCGAAACAATGCCGCAGAACTGGCAACAGTTCGGGCAGAACATGGCGCAGGCGTACCCAACCCCTGCTACGGGCGGAACGCGGGACCAGATCATGGGCGCGGTTAACCAAGCTGCAATAAATTCAGGGCCGGGAATTACTAGCTTAATCAAAGATTGGCGCTGGAGGCCGCTTAAAGATGTTTCAGCAGACCTGAATATAAAAGAAGTTCCAAAATATATCCAAGAGGGATATGGAACATTTATGGCGGAACAAGCAAAACGGGCGGCGGCGGGTGACTTGGGCGCAAGGGATCTTATAAAGGCTTACGGAATAACGCGAAGCAGCGTAAACCGTGCTGGACGGCAAATGTCGGACGACCTTGCAAGCGGGTTTACTCGACCAGAAGGTTATATGTCCGAATGGTTTAGTTCGCCAGCAGGGAAATCGTATCTAGACGCGGCGCAAAGTGGGAAAGTGGATGCCGCTGCAATAGATGATTTAGTTGGGCGGTTCCAACCTTTTGGAATGTCTCAAGTGCTTGGCAAAGATCTGGAATACGCCGCCCAAAAACTTCCACAGGTAAACGGATCAATTAACGATTTAGTGCAAGGTTCTGTTCCTGAGTGGCGGAAGTTTGCTCAAGGAATATATGGTATAGGCCCAGCAAAGTCTGGTTTCCTTCCTTCAATGCTTGGGCGCGGCGACATTCCTACGCTTGACGCAAGGCAGCTTAATTTGCACACACTAGACAGCGGAGACAGCGCCAGTAAGTTTATGCGGCGGCAAGGTGGAACTGGGGGAGATCAAGCGGTAGACCGCCTCGCCTCTAGGCAGCAGAAAATGAATCTCGAAATAAGCCCAGAATTGCAGCCTTTCTACCAACATTTAACGCATCACGCTGTATGGGACAAGATTGGCAATTCAATTACTACGCATTCCGACATTGTTAAAGCAATGTTAACGGCAGGCATAGCGCCGGTTGTTATACCCGGACTTGTGGAAGTTGTTATGCGCGAGAAGGGAATAAACTAAGTGAATAAAATCTTAGGGCAGACATAATGGAACCAACCAGCACAGGCGTACAGAAATGGCTTAATGTCGTTTCGACATACGACAACGAGTTTAAGAAGTGGGAAGCTCGCACGACTAAGATCGTGAAGCGTTATCGTGACGATAACCGAAGCCAGCACACAAACGAAACCGCCAAATTCAATATCCTCTGGTCGAACGTCCAGACGCTGATCCCTGCTGTGTACGCGAAGCTGCCCAAAGCCGTAGCCCAGCGCCGGTTCGGGGACAATGACCAAGTGGGCCGCGTGGCTGGGCAGCTTCTTGAACGCGCTCTGGACTTTGAGATTGAGCATTACCCCGACTTTCGCGCAACAATGAAACACGCGGTCGAGGACAGGTTCCTCGGTGGGCGCGGCGTGGCATGGGTGCGCTACGAACCTCACGTTCGCCAGCAAAGCGTTCCAGAGGACGGGCTGCAAGTCACAGAGGACGTTGATGAAAGCGAGGGCCAGGACTACACCGCCGGAGAAGAGCCGCAAGAAGAAATAGAGTACGAGTGCGCCCCGACTGATTACGTTCATTGGAAAGATTTTGGTCATTCAACAGCCCGCACATGGGAGGAAGTGACTTGTGTCTGGCGCTGGGTGTACATGAGCCGGGAAGCCCTAATCGAACGGTTCGGAGAAAAGACAGGCAAGAAAATCGCGCTCGACTCTGGCCCTGAAACGCTGACGAACTACGGGCAATCAACCAAAGAACGCACGCGAGCGAAAATCTGTGAGCTTTGGTGCAAAGATAGCGGCAAGGTCTTTTGGTTCAGCAAGAACAACCCAGAAATGATCGACGAGCGGGACGATCCGCTAGAACTGGAGGGGTTCTTTCCGTGCTGTGAACCGTTGTACGCTACAACGACCTCAGACACGCTTGTGCCGGTTCCTGACTTCATTCTGTATCAAGACCAAGCAAACGAGCTAGATATCCTCTCAGATCGAATTGACGGGCTTGTGAAGGCTTTACGGGTTCGGGGTGTCTATGACGCAAGCCAGCCCAGCCTTCAGCGACTGTTGACTGAGGGCGAGAACAACGCGCTGATCCCCGTGGACAAGTGGATGGCGTTCTCCGAGAAAGGCGGGCTAAAGGGTAGCATCGACCTCTTGCCGCTGGATACGCTGTCGAACGCGCTTTTGCAATGCTATCGGGCGCGGGAGGAAATCAAGGCGCAAATCTACGAAATCACCGGCATCAGCGACATTATTCGGGGCGCGTCCCGTGCGTCTGAAACAGCGACCGCCCAGCAGATCAAGGGCCAGTTCGCTGGACTGCGTTTGCGTTCGATGCAGGAAGAAGTTGCCCTGTTTGCCAGCGGTTTGATCCGTCTAAAAGCGCAGATCATCTGCACAAAGTTTCAGCCCAAGACGATTCTGGAATACGCCGCTGCCGAGCAGATGAGCGAAGAAGATCAAGCCCTAGTGCCGCAAGCACTTATGCTGCTGCAAGAAAGCCCGTTGCGAAACTTCAGGATCGAGGTGGATTCGGACAGTCTGGTGCAACTTGACGGTCAACAGGCAAAGAAAGACCGCGTTGAATTCCTGACCGCGTTCGGCGGTTTCATGCGCGAAGCGTTGCCCGTGGGCCAGCAATCGCCAGAGTTGTTTCCGATGTTGGTCGAACTGATGAAATTCGGAGTCGGCGCATTCAAGCAGGCCGCGCCGATTGAAGGGGCAATAGATCAAGCTCTGGAGAAAATGAAGCAAGCGCAAAAGCAAGCGGCAATGAACCCGAAACCCGCGCCGCAAGACCCAGAGATGATAAAGATCCAAGCCGCGCAACAGCTTGAGCAAGCGAAGATGCAAGCCTCGGCCCAAGGCGAGCAGATGCGGATGCAAGCAGACTCGCAAGCCGCGCAGATAAAGGCGCAGATCGACACGCAGATGCACCAAGCGAAGATTCAAGCAGATATGCAACTCGCGCAGATGCAAGCGCA